ATGACCGTCGCCATCGGCATAGAAGGCGGCGAAACCGGCTTTGCGCTGCGCGCCACCGCCAGCCACTCCGGAGATAAAGGCGATGGCAGCGTAAACACCACCTTGGTTGCGGAACTATCGCCAACCATTCGAAGCAATCCGCGTAATAACAGTAACCCCATCACTAATTGCGACATGTTGGTAGCGCATGCGCTGCGCGGGGAAGGATTCGATGCCAGTGAAGACGGCACCGGCCGAGGTACGCCGTTGGTTCCAGAACTGGCGGCACCATTAACCTCGAAATGCTACGCGGATAATGAATCTCAGGAAACAAAATTGATTCCCGAAGTATCTTCCTCCGTCACCTCCAAATGGTCCAAATCTTCGGGCGGCCCTTCGGGCGGCCCTTCGGGCGATGAGTGTCAAAACCTCACGATCGCATTTCCCGCCACCATGTCTGGAACGCAACGCGCCAAAAGCGAAAATATTTCTTGCTCGATCGGCGCCGCCAATCCCACCGCCATCGCCGGACCAGCCATGGCCGTCCGCCGCCTCACCCCGCGCGAATGTGAACGCCTGCAGGGTTTCCCTGACGACTACACCCTCATCACCATCCGCAACAAACCCGCCGCCGATGGGCCCCGCTACAAAGCCCTCGGCAACTCCATGGCCGTTCCAGTGATCGAATGGCTCCTCCGCCGCATGGATTTGGTGGATGAACTCGTCCCATTTGAAACCCCCTCTGCGCTCTCTGTGTCCTCTGTGGCAAAAATCCCAACCCCCACTCAACGGTGATTGACCTCTTCCAACCCCCCGAGATTCTCCTCCCCAGCTCCACCCGCTGGCTCTGGCAGACCGCCCGCGCCCTCGTCCCCCGCGAACTCGAAGACGTCATCACCTGGACCGATCGCTACTACCGCGTCGTCAATAAAGACCGCGATACCTTTAACACCGCAGAATCCCCCTGGCTCATCGAACCCCTCCACATGGCCGATGACCCGCTCATTTCGGAAATCGATTACGTCAAACCCATCCAAGTCGGCGGCGGCACCTCCCTCGGCGAAATCATGCTCCTCCGCTGGATCCTCTCCGGCACCGGCCTCATCCAATACAACTGGCCCACCAACGAGAAAGCCAAGGATCGCTGGGAAAAATTCACCGAGAAACGTCTCCTCGCCTGCCAACCCCTCCGCGCCATCCTCCCGCGCGAATACGAAAATCTTTTCATAAAATTCCCCGGCATCACCTTCGCCATGCAAGGCGTCTTCACCTCCGGCAACCTCGATTCGGATACCGTCGACGCCATGATCAACGAGGAAGTCCACCAATGGGAACCCGGCATGCTCGGCAAAGCCCGCGGCCGCCAAACCCGCGTGGACTTCCCCAAACTCATCAACATCTCCAACGCCGGCATCAAAGGCGATCAACTCCACCAGAATTTCAACGAAGGCACCCAACAACATTTCATGGTCAAATGTCCCGGCTGCAGCAATCCGCATCACACCGCCAACACCGTGTACCACACCATGCGCACCCGCTGGGAAGAATCCCAACCCCAACTCGGCGGCCTCCGTTACGATACCGAAGGCTGCAAACGCACCGATGGCACCTTTGACTACAATAAACTCATCCCCACCATCCGCTTTCAATTCCCCTGCGGCTACCCCATGCGCGATGATATCGCCCAACGCCGCACCGCCGCCACCAGCGGCAAATATAGCGACCCCTACAACACCGGCGCCCTCCTGAGCCACCGCAGCTACACCTTTCAAGCCGTCGCCTGCCACACCAAACGCTGGCTCGATCTCATCCAGCGCAAACACCTCGCACTGCGCATGCTCAAAACCGGCGATGACACCGAATGGCGCCTCTACCTCCAGGAAGACGAATGCCTCTTCTACGATCCCGATGAACACCGCCCCTTCCAGGGCGAAATCGTCACCACCGTCCTCGCCGCCGCCCAACGCAAAGGCCTCCCCAATGAAGCCGCAAAAATCTGGGCCGCAGACTGGCAACAAGGCTACAAACACCTCGGCGAACTCACCCACTACTGGCTCGTCATTGAAAGCGTGGATGCCGAATGCAATTCGCAAGTCATCTTCGCCGGCACCGTCGATGATGAACAAGAACTCCTCCGCACCCTGGCCGATCACGGCATCACCGCCGAAGACGGCGGCGGCATTTTTGACGGCTTCATCGACGCCTCCAAAAACACCAAACACATTCAAGCCTTCTGCTTTCGCCACGGCATCAACTGCGTCATGGGCAACGCCTCCGTCAAAGGCACCTGGAAATGGCCGGATGGCACCTGGCGCTACTTCGCACCCAAAAAATTCCTCTACAAAGAACTCGACCAACCTCCCAAATACGATCTCCGCCCCACCCGCGAAGGCTGGGTAGAAGACCCGGCCGAGCCCTTCATCATCATGTACAACAAAGCCGGATTGCTCGCCAACCACTTTTACCTCCGCGAAATCAAAACCAACATCCTCGCCCACAACCCAGTGGCCATCCGCGAGGATTACATCGAACGCATCATCCCCAGCGACATCGGCCAGGACTATTTAAAACACCACGAAGCCTGGGCCCGCGACCACACCGCCACCTCCCAAAAGAAAATGAACGAAGTCGAAGGCTTCAAACGCCTCAGCAAAAAAGACCATCTCATGAGCTGCACCACCTACATCGACCTCTACAAAGATTTGTCCGGCCTCCTCGCCACCGCCCTCGCCCGCCTCGGCATCGAACGGAAGCAACAGCAAGACACGAATTCCACCAATTAACACGAATGAAACTCACACCACTCGGAATTTTACCCGCCCTCGGCCTCTTAGGCTGGTTCATCGCCACCACCTATCTCGATCGCTCGCAAAACCGCCGCCTCGATGCCCTGGAACACGCCACCGTCACCATCACCAACGTCATGCAGGTTCACCGGCAATCGTTGAATCAATTCATGGAATCTCAAGTGATGCTCTCGACCAACATCACCGCACCGCTATCAATTCCGTCCACCACCAATTCGCGTTAATTCGTGAAATTCGTGTAAAACCTTTTATGAAAGAACGCCCCATCCTATTCTCCGCCGAAATGATCCGCGCCCTCCTCGCCGGCCGCAAAACCCAAACTCGCCGCCTCGTCAAAGACTGCCGCTTCGGCCCCAAATGCACACTCCTGGAATTGTTGGATTTCCTCGGCGGCGGCGGCACCTGCGATAGTTCCGAAGAGGATGGTTTAATCATCACCCACGTACAGGATTACACCCGCAAAAACGATGGCCAAAAGCCCCACAAATACACCGGACTGCTAGTGCAATCGGCAGCATGTCCGGAAGAAGGCGCCGAAGAAATCCCCCACAACTACGGCCTCCCCGGCGACCACCTCTGGGTCAAAGAAACGTTTAGCCCGTGGGCTGATAACTTTACCAAGCGTGTGTGCAATAGTTCGGATAAGGCAGTCTATCGAGCGGATTACCGCGCCGGATGCCCTTCGCTTGAGGTGGGCGGATGTGAGCACTGGAAACCCTCCATTTTCATGCCGCGCTGGGCCAGCCGCCTCACCCTCAAAATCAAATCCCTCCGCGTCCAACGCCTCCATGACATTTCTGATCAAGATGTCATGGCCGAAGGCGTCTCAATGAGTCCGCCGATGGACGCTGACATCCCACCCGAGTTTGAAAGCTTGTTCAAATGGAGATATTGCAAACTCTGGGAATCCCTAAACGGTGCCCAATCCTGGAAGGATAATCCCTGGGTCTGGGTCATCGAATTTATCTGCGTCCATCCATCTGCGGTTAAAAAACCCTAAACCGAAAGGCCACTCATGCCGCAACCCTTATTAAAAAAGCAAATCGCCGCCGCCGCCGGCATCAGTCCCCGCACCATGCGCCGCCACCGCGAGAAATTCGCCTGGCTGGAACGCTGTAAAACCCGCGCCCCCGGCCGCCCCACCTACAACCCCCAACGCGTCCAGGAAGAACTCCGCAAACGCAACATCATTTAACGTGCTGCCGGCATCCTGCCGGCAAATCCAACGCAAAACCTTTACACCAATTCCACCAATTACCACGAATGAACACACTCTGCCCAAAATGCGGAAAACAAATGATCGAGAGTCCAAAATGGAACGGCCTATGGTCGTGTCCAGGTTACAAAAAACCGCTCAATTCCTCGCCCCCGTTCAAATACGAGTGCGATGGCCTCAAGATAACCAAAAAAGGGCGCGACGGCTTTAACCAAGCACTCCGACAGTTAATTTGCCAAAGCAATTAGCAATTCGCGCTAATTAGTGAAATTCGCGTAAAACCCTTTTTACCACTCAATGCCCGATAAATTTCTTTGCCGCAATTGGACGGATAGCCTCAAGGTGAACGCGCTGGACGCGTACGCCGAGCGGTTCTTCATCCGCCTCATGATGCGCTGCGATGACTTCGGAATCTTTCATGCTGAACCGTTGCTACTGAAATCCGCCCTCTTCCCGTTATTGCCCGATATACGTCCCACCGACATCACCCGCTGGCTCGCCGCGTGCGAACAAGCCGGTTTGCTTCGCTGCTACGTAGCCGCCAATTGCCGGAAATACTGTGAGGTGCTGAACTTCAAACAACGCCGCCAGTTCATGAAATCCGAACACCCGCCACCCGAAGGCCAGATCGGCCTTCCGCTGAGCGAACCAAAAAATTTTGTGCCGCCCGCTAGAAGTAGAAGTAGAAGTAGAAGAGAAGAGAAGGAGAAGCACACCACCGAAAACGAACACGATCGGCCCACGTGCGCTCCCCCCTCCCCTTCCTTGGAAACTAAAAACGGGGAAATTAATGGGCAAGGTGGGGCGAGCGTCCCCGCGAGCATTCCCGAAACTCCTATCGCGAAAATCCGCCGCCAAATGTGGCAACTATTGAATGATGAATCCGCCATCACCACCCGCATCAACAAAGAAACCGAGAAGCAAAAGCCGGATCCCGAGATGATCGCCAGCCTTAAAAAAGCCCGCGCCGCCATCCGCGAAGAAATGAAAGCCACCACCCCGTGTTAACTCTGCGGTCTCTGTGCCTCTGTGGCAAAAATAAACAGTCCCCATCTGTGTCATCTGTGGCTAATTAGTCACCGCTGGCCGCTATTGGCCGCTATTGTCCCCTATCCGTAGTAGTAACCCACCCCATTGACCACAAAATGGGGACTGCATGGGTGACAACCCTGAAAATCAAAGTTATGAAACGATAATCCTCGCAGGAATTAATAAGCCCGGCGCGCTTGGCTCACCCAAGCGCGCCTTTTTTTGTCCCGACCCTCGACCCTCGACCCTCGTCACTTGACCATGGGCGTACCAATTCAATCGATTAAGAAATGCGGCTTCCTCCGGCAAATGGCCGAAGCCGCCAAAGGCGCCACCAGCACCCTGAAAGCCGTCCTCCTCGCCGCCCAAAAAGGCCATTTCAGCAATAACTTCCTCCGCGGCCGCATCATGGTTTCCCAAAGCGGATCGGGGCAAAGCGGCAGTTTCGAAATCGGCATGACCGGCAAAGAGTGGACGCAAGACAACGTCTTCGGCCTCATCGAAGAACTCATCCAACTCTTGGATTACACCGTCGCCCAAGGCACGCCGGACGCCGCGGACACCGACATTCTTGACGCCCTCTTCGCTCAAATGGTGGAAAACCTCAACACCGGCAACGTCCCGCAAACCGGCATCCGCGAGCAAATGGGCGATTTCTCCGGCCTCAACTTTCCTTCCACTTCGCTGCGATGAAAAAAGGCTTCCAATCCATAACACGCGCCATTGCGCGGGCATGGTTTGGCGTCAAAGCCTCCTTTGAGGCCGTCCGCCAGACCTGGGGAGAACGCTCCTGGATGTTTCAAACCCTCCAGGATTCCTGGATGGAAATTGACCACCTCAGCCGCCAGGAACTGCAGCGCATCCACGGCGGCCTCGTGGAAAATTCCTGCATCGTCCAAAAAATCCGCTGCCTCTTCCTCCAATTCAGCGTCGGCCCCAGCGGCTTGATCTGCACGCCGAATGCCGGGAGCTATCAGATTGAAACCGCGCGCGAAAAAGCATCGGCCGCGCGCGCCGCGATTCGCGAATTCGTAAACATCACCGATTACCCGAACAGAAAAGCAGACTACAAAGCGGCACTACTGAATTTTGTAAAAGCGCGCGGGGAATTAAAGGATGTAACCACCACCGTTGAAGATTGGAATCATGCCCGAGGTTTAAGTTGGGCAAACTGGTTCCGCACCCCCGAATTGAATTCGGATATTTCCGGCGGCCAACTCACCCGCCAATGGGCCGGGCTCCTCTTCGATACCGGCGAAATCTTCGTCATCCTCACCGAAGACAATATTGCCAATGCCAAAGGCGTGGTCACCAAACGCACGCCCAAAGTCCAAACCATCGATTCGCACCGCTGCCAAACCCCTGGCGATTTCAAACACCACAACGGCAACATCATCATTGACGGCAAAGAACTCAACCCCGCCGGCAAAGTCATCGCCTACTGGTTCAAAAAAACCAACTACGAATCCCTCCTCACCGCCGGCATCGTCGGCCAGGAACTCTTTGACCGCATCGAGGCGTACCACCCCAAAACCGGCCGCAAACAAGTCATCCACAAATACAAAATCCGCCGCCCCGGCCAGATTCGCGGCATCCCGGAAGGGTTCAGCGTTTACAACCTTGTCCGCGACAACATGGACCTGCACAAGCTCGAAATGCAGGCCGCCAAACTCGCCTCCGATATTGCCAACGTCGAAACCAACCCCACCGGCGAGCTCGACGCCACCACCAACCGCAAATCCCGGCTGCAGATCAACACCCAGAACGCCGCTGGCACCACCACCGCCAAAACCGCCTGGGCGGATTACAAAGTTTCGATCGGCTCAAAAAATATCGCCCTGCGCGAAGGCTCCAGCCTCCAGCAATTCATGATCAACCGGCCCACCGTGGCCACGCAGGATTATTGGGATCTCCACTACACCTTGATCTGCATGGGCTACAACGTGCCCAAAATGCTCGTCATGCCCTATTCCCTGCAGGGCACCGTCACCCGCGCCGATCTGGATATCTGCGGCTTCGGCTTCGGTCGGGAAAATTACGAACTCATCGCCGAACTCCTCCGCGAAGTCTACGAATGTCAATCCGAATGGTCCGTCAAATACGACCGCACCATTGATGGCGAAACGCCGGAAGATTACACCGCCGTCGTCATCCGCCCCCCTCGCGCGCCGAATGTGGATATCGGCTACACCGCCAAAGCCCTGGAAATCGAGCTGACGCTTGGCGTCAAAACCATTCCCGATGTGTACGCGGAAAAGCAACAGGATTTCCGCCAAAAAACCCGCGAGATCGCCGAGTACCTGAAATTCGTTAAAGACCTCGGCACCGAATTCGGCGTGGACCCCGGCCAGATCACCTCCCTCGCCGTCAACCAGGCCGCGCAGGATGCCAAAGGCGATCCCGCCGAAAACGGCGAACCCGAAGAAAGCCCCGAAGCCTCCGCGAAATCATTGATCCACTCATGAACGCCATATTTTCAAAATCCGAATGGAAGGTGTGGGCGAAAAACTTTCCGCTTTTTGCCGCGCAGGATGCTCCTCCGGTTAAAAGCCCCTTCCGCGTCATCAAAGCCAAATCCAAAACCGAAACCCACGAGATTCTAATTTATGGCGCGATCGGGCGGGATTATTTCAGCAATGACGGCGTGGTTGCCAGCGAGTACGCCCAAATCCTTTCCGAAATTCCGCGGGATGAGAAAGTAAAACTGCGGATACAATCCCCCGGCGGAAATTTCTACGAGGGTTTAGCCATCTACAATCTCTCAGTCGCCCGTGGCGTGGATACGATCGTGGATGGCCAGGCCGCCAGCGTGGCCGCCGATATCTTTTGCGCCGGTCAAAACCGGGAGATTCCGGACGAATCCAACATCATGATTCACAAATCATGGGGTTGCTGCGTCGGCAATACCGATGACATGACCGAAATGAAGAAGCGGCTCGATAATGTCGATGCCCTCCAGGTCTCCATCCTCACCAAAGCCACCGGCAAAAGCGCCGATGAAATCCTCGCTAAAATGAGCGAGGAAACGGAATTCAACGGCGTCCACGCGCGGGATTATGGATTCGGAATAGCCCCAGTTAAACCCAAAGAGCCCGCCGCCAAAATTTCCCAGGCCATTCAAGCCTCGGCCCCACTCTCCGCCGCGCCAGCAAACGGCGGGCAACAAACCAACCCACAACCACAGGAACCGACCATGAATAAAAAGACAATCGTTGCCCTGCTCTTAGCGCACGGCATCAAAGACTCCAACAACAAAGACCTCACCGAACAATCGCCGGATGCGGATTTCGAGGCCGCGTTAAACGCGCTCGCCACCAAAAAATTGCAGAAGGATTTCAGCGCCGAAAACCTCGCGGACATCAAAGCCCTCCGCGAAGACATGAAGGCGTTCAAAAAGGCGCGCATTGAGGACAAAGTAAACGCCGCCGTGGATTCCCAAAAAATCACCAAAGCGGAAGCGAAATTGTACATCGCCACCGCCATGACCTCGGCGGAAGCCGAAACGGAAGTGTTCGCCATCATCGCCGAACGCGAAGCCGCCACTGCCGCGCCCTCCGCCGGACTCGACATCCAGATCACCGACCATTCGCCCACCATTTCCGCCAGTGGCGTGCAAGGCTCCAAGATCGTTCCCGAGCTGGAAAACATTTTCGCCGCTCACAAAGAGCCCGCTGGCGCCACCTCCGCCCAGCGGGTCGCCACCGCCAACGCCCGTTACGAAGCCCTCAAGGCGGAATTCCCGCGCATCCTCCAGGCCGCTTTCCGCAAGGATAACGGCGTGCAGGCCGGCAACACCTTCAGCGCCACCGTCACCACCAACTTCCTCATCCAGGGCGTGATCGTGAAACTCTACAACCGCTTCGCCGCGGCCAAATTGTTCACGCGGGATGCCGAACAGGATCCCTACAAGCCCCTCGCCGCCGGCATCCGCAAGTTCAACACCACCACCACGGATGGCTCCAAAGTCGGCGTCAACGTCACCAACTTTGAAACGCTGGCGGGCGGCACCAACGGCAACCCGGATTCCGTGGTGGACGCCATCACCATCACCCCGGCCCAATACACCTCGGGCGGCTACATCACCAACGCGCAGCTCAACAGCGGCTTCCGCGTGGCGGATATCACCGAAGCCAAGCTCGTGGATCTCGGTGCCAAATCCACGCAAATCATTACCGCGCCCATCACGGTGGCGAACTTCACCACCAACGCCGCCCTCGTCAGCGCCCCGGCCGCCTTCGGCTTCAGCGACCTCGCCACCCTGCAAGGCCAGTTGAAGAAATCCATGGTCAAAAACCTGTTGTTGGATGGCGAATACCAGGCGCGTATCGCCAACACCCCCGGCTTCTTCCAGCAAGCCGGTTTGGTTGGCGGTAACCCCGGCGCCTGGTCCGCCTTCGGGTGGGATAACGTCGCCCTCAACACGGATTGGTCCGGCGCCGGCGCCAATGTCCGCGGCTTCGCCTGCAACCCGCAAGCCATCGGCATCATCAGCGGCTTGCCGCTCAACCCGCCCGAGGGTATCCCCGGCAACATCGTTCAAATGGGCGTGGCGCAATTGCCGGATGTCGGCATCGCCATCGCGGTCTACGTCTGGTTCAGCCCGCAATCGCGCACCCTGTATTTCACCTACGACATCATGCTGGGCGCCACCCTCATCGATGAAACCGCCGGCGTCCTCATCAAGAGCGCGTAACCGAATTGAGGTAGGGCAGACCTGCCGGTCTGCCTTACCTCGACCCACGACCCCGAAACCTTTTTAAAATGAAAACCACCATCTTACTCGGCTGGGCCAAAACGGATGCCTCCGGCAATCCCATTGGCGCGCCGCGCGTCATCTCCGGCCCGCCGGAAGATGATGCCGACCGCCGCGCCCAGGCCCAACAATTCGCCGCCGCCAAACAACGCCACCAATTCCCAAAAGGCATCCGCTTCCTCGGCTTTGCCAATGTGGAAGTCGCCGAATCCGCCGCCTTTATAAGCGCGGAACTCGCCGAACAAATCCAGGCCCGCGATCAAAACCGCCTTGTCAGCCTCGAAGCGGAAATGAAAAAAGCGCAGGAGCGCGATGATCGCATCAAAGCCGTCGCGATCACCAAAGCGGCCATCAGCAAAGCCGCCGTCGCCTTGAACGCCGAGGATGACGCGTTGCAAACCGCCAAACATCGGCTCCTGGATGCCGAAGCCAACTTCAAATCCACCAAAACGGAGTCGCACAAGGCGGAACTCGAAGCCGCAAAACAGAAGGTCGAAGACCTCACCACCGCCCAAACCGAAGCGCGCGCCGCGCTGGACGCCGCCAAAAAAGCCCACGCCGAAGCGCTCAACCCAACCCCGGCCAAAGCCGCCTGAATCGCCCCTCAACACTCAACCAACAACCAAACCACTGAACCATTTAACTCCTTAAAAATATGAAACCTGAATTATTCTCTATCCTGTTATTCTCCGCACTCTGTGCGCTGGGAGCGTTTCTCCTCGGCCTCGTTGTCTCATTCCTGAAGCGCCCCCGATTCGATGTTGGATGTTCGATGTTGGATGTTCGATGTTTCCTGGCCTTCCTCGCCCTATGCCTCTGCGCCTCTGTGGCAAAAGCCCAGGTCCCCACCTACTCCCCCGCCACCATCACCATGCCGGCCACCATCGCCGCGGCCACCACCACCAACCTCGCCACCCCGCTCTTCATCGATGCCGGCAAACAAGACAAGGTGAAATTTGTGATGGCCAACAGTTGGTCCGTGGCCGGCGAATCCACCGGCAACACCAACCTGCTCTACACACTGGCGCCTACTGTGGATGGCACCATCTACAGCACCAATGAAACCGTCACCCTCGCCTCCTACAACCGCAGCGCCACTGCCGGCCAGTTGAATGTGAGCTCCACCAACCTCAACGCCAACGGCGCCAAAGGCTGGTTCATCATTCGCATCGTCAACAACGGTGCCACCGGCGTTTGTACCAACGGCACCGGCAGTAGCAATCAGGCCTTCAGCTACGGCATAAAAATCTCCGCGCCCTAA